TGGTTTGCGATTGGCTGATGGTTTTATACAGCCTTGTGAAAGTAATGGTAATGACAGCGACAATGATACTGACTTAGGACAGGTTAACAGTCGCTTTCAAGACATATACGCAACCAACGGAACTATCCAAACCTCAGACATAAATGAAAAACAAGACATAGAAGATTTATCAGAAGCAGAAACTAGAGTTGCAGTTGCAGCTAAAGGTTTACTTAAAAAGTACAGATGGAAGTCTGCTGTAGCTGATAAAGGTGATGATGCTAGAATACACTTTGGTATAATGGCACAAGATTTACAACAGGCTTTTAGTGCTGAAGGTTTGGATGCAGGTGATTATGGTATGTTTATATCAAGCACTTGGACAGACGAAACAACAGGCGAAGAGAAAACTAGGTTAGGAGTCAGGTATAATGAACTCTTAGCATTTATTATTGCAGCAATATAGGAATCATGCTTAATTCTACAGAAAGAACCTGTACAAGCTGTAATGAGACTAAGTTTTTAGAAGATTATTATTTTGAAAGCGATAGAAAAGGTGGCAAAAGACCAAGGGCAATTTGTAAAATTTGCCATTCAGAATATAACAAAAATTGGGAAAGAAATAATAAAGATAAAGCAGCAGCTAAAACCAAAAGATATAGACATAAATATCCAGATAAAACTAGAGCAGTAGCATTAAAAAGATATTTTAATATGACTCTTGAAGAGTTACATAAAATAGAAAAAGAACAAAACAAATCATGTATGATATGTAAAATACATCAAGATGATTTAGGGGAAACGCTTTGCGTAGACCATAATCATGAAAATAACAATGTAAGAGGTATTTTATGCAGAAGGTGTAATTTAGCATTAGGTCAGTTTAGAGATGATGACAAATTATTAGAAAATGCTATAAAATATTTAAAAAAATATAATAAAGGATACTTTAATTTAGGAGAATAATATGAGTAATACATATGAATGGAACTGTAAAACAGTAGATGTTTATCCCACATACGAAGAACATACTGACACAGTATATAACGTACATTACAGATTAAACGCTGAGAGCAGCGAGACACATGAAGTAGATGGTGAGCAAGTACCATATACTGCTAGTGTTTATGGCACACAATCATTATCACTAGAGGATATTGGTTCTGACTTTATACCTTTTGCAGACTTAACTAATGAAGTGGTTACTGGTTGGGTAGAAGGCATCATGGGTGAAGAGGAAGTAGCAAACTTAAAATCTGCTTTAGACTCAAAAATAGCTGAAGAGATTAACCCAACTACTGAAACAAAAACCATAGGAGGTTAATATGGAAGTCTTGATAGAGATAATTGTCATAACAGGCGTAATATTGTTTATAATATATAAAAAGAAACCAGAATGGATTGAGTTAATAAAATCCAAATTTAAGAAGTAAGCATTATGGCAGATACCTTTACTACCAATTTAAACCTAACCAAACCAGAAGTAGGAGCATCTACTAATACATGGGGAGGTAAAATTAACACAGACCTAGATACTGTTGATGGTATTTTTGCAGACGCTGGTAACGGAACTAGTGTTGGTCTTAATGTTGGTAGCGGTAAAACCTTAACAGTAGCAGGAACATTAACCTCTACTGGTACAGCATCTTTTACAACTATTGATGTAAACGGAGGTGCTATAGATGGATCACCAATAGGAGCAAACTCAGCTTCTACAGGTGCATTTACTACTTTATCAACAACTGGTTTAGCTACTTTAAACAGCGCAACAATAAGCGGTACATCTACATTAACTACAGTAGATATTAATGGCGGTGCAATTGACGGTACTGCTATCGGTGCTAATTCAGCATCAACTGTTGCAGCAACTACAATAACAGCAACAACTGTAACCGCTAGTGGCAATGTCAATACTACTGGTGGCGAGCTACAAATCGATGGTACTAACGTGCTAGAAAAAGTATATCCAGTTGGATCTATTTATATCAATGCAACCAGTTCAACCAATCCAGCAACATTGCTTGGCTTTGGTACATGGGTAGCTTTCGGAGCTGGTAAGGTTATAGTTGGTTTAGATTCTGGTGATACAGACTTTGACACAGCAGAAGAGACTGGCGGTGCAAAAACACATACGCTTTCTATTAGTGAAATACCATCACATACACATTCATTAAGCACTAGTGACAATCCAGGTGGTACTGGAGCAATAGAGGTTGCTGGTGGTGCGCCAACATCAACACAAACTACACAAGCCACAGGTGGCGGTGGTGCGCATAATAACTTACAACCATACATAGTTGCATATATGTGGAAACGTACAGTATAGGAGCTGACAATGGCCCTATACCCAATTACACCACCCGCAGGAATAATCAAAAACGGTACTGACTACGCTAACAAAGGACGTTGGGTAGATGGTGATTTAGTACGTTTTGAAAATGGTTATTTAAAACCAATAGGCGGTTGGACAAATTTTAAAGATACTGCACTTACAGGCACACCAATAGCTATGTATTCTTATAGAGCTAATAACGGTAATAAAGTATTAGCAGTTGGCACTAGAAGCAAAGTTTATGTTTTATATGACGATACATGGACTGACATAACACCAGTAGGTTTTGTTGGTGATATAGTCAACTCATCAACTGGTTATGGTACATACGATTATGGTGAAGAAGATTACGGTGACGAAAGATCAACATCTACACTAGCACTCAAAGTAGATCATTTTTCATTTGATAACTGGGGTGAGCATTTAGTCTTCTGTTGTTCTAGTGACGGTAAAATATACCAATGGAGACCAGATGCAGGATCAGGCTCACCAGATACCATAGCTACACAAATCAGCAATTCTCCAATAGGCTGTCAAGCCATTATAGTTAGTAACGAAAGACATCTTATAGCTATAGGATCTAATAGCGATCCAAGAAAAGTATCTTGGTCAGATAGAGAAGATAACACTAACTGGACATCTACTGCTAGAAATACAGCAGGTGACTTGCAAATACCAACAGGCGGTAGAGCTTTATATGCAGTTAAATGGCAAAACGATATTATTATATTTAGTGATATCGGTATTAATAGACTTTATTATGTAGGCTCACCATTTGTATATGGAATACAAGATGCTGGTGTAAGTTGTAAAGCTATTAGCCCTAGAGCAATAGCATCATCTGGTAACTTTATATCATGGATAGGTGAAAACTCATTCTTTACTTTTGATGGTAGACTGCGAGAACTTAAGTCAGATGTACATGATTTTATCTTTGATAATATACAAACAAACAGTGCAGCTAATACCTTTGGTACACACAACATAGACTTTAATGAAGTTTGGTGGTTTTTTCCAGTTGGAGATATAGACCAACAAACACCAAACAGATATGTTATTTGGAATTACTTGGATAACGTATGGTCAATAGGATCAATGGACAGAACATGTTGGGTAGACCAAGGTGTATTTGACCATCCAATATCATGCGATTCTAGTGGATTCGTGTATGAACACGATAAAAGACCACTATTCAATTCACCAGGTATAGGAACACAAGTACCATTTTGTGAAAGCGCACCTATAGAAATAGGTAATGGCGATAGAGTGGTGCAAGTTAATCAGATTATTCCAGATGAAGAAGCAGCAACATTACCAGGCATAACAGTAGGATTTAAAGGTAGGTTTACACCGCTTGGTGCAGAAACAGATTTTGGTAACTTTACTTTTGATACAGACGGTTATACAGATGCAAGGTTTAGTGCAAGACAAGTATCTATGAAAGTAACAGGATCACTAACCCAAGATTTTCAAGTTGGTAAAATACGAGTAGATGGCAAACCAAGAGGTAGAAGATGATATCTCCAGAAAGTAAAAGCCAATACATACAACAGGTTACTAATGCAAAAGTAGATCTAAACACTACTAGTTTAACTACTATATACACAGCACCATCAGGTGATGAGTTTGATTTTGCAATCATAGAATCTATTTTGGTATGCGACCATGACAACCAACAAACAAATGTAGACTTATCTATTACTTCTGGATCAGATGTATTTCATATATATAAACAACACAATATAAGCGCACACGCAACAGATGAATTATTAACCAGAGACTTAGTATTAAAAGCTGGTGAAATATTAAAGGCACAAGCTAACCATCCAAATTTAAACATAGTAGTAAGCTTAGTAGAATATGCAAAAGGCGATTAAAGAAAGCTGGCAAGAGGAATGGATAAGAACCAAACCTCTTATAGCAAAAGCGGTTAAACATCAAGATGCCTATACAATTGATGACATAGAAGATAAAATAAGAGAAGGAATATTCCTACTTTGGGCTAGCAACAATGCAGCATTTGTAACAGAGTTTGTAGTATTTCCACAGCACACCGCAATGAATTTACTTTTTTGTGGTGGTGACTATAAAGAATTAGAGGCAATGTTGCCACACATAGAA